AAGCTATCCCGGCTTATACGATCCATACCACGAGAGACAGACAGTAGTGCCGCCATTCATGGCGCAGTTAGTTGATGCAGTGGCAGTGAAGTATCCGCACTGGGTGGTGCGAGGGATCAGGACACGTAACCGCACGACGGCGCTGGAGGTAGATACGTTCTCGGTGCTGGACGACAGCAACCCACGCAAGGTACTGGGCAATATTGGTGTGACTAGCCGGTTCAATAAAAATAACGGGATCGAAGCTGTCTTCTTTGTTAGCGGCCATCGACTTGAGGCGGCGCGTAACCGTGGGTCTGAACTAAAAACCAAAGACTTGAAAGTTGTAATGAAGGCACTGAAGGATTTCTTCGAGCCCCCGCCCGTGTCAGAGCAGCTAGATGATGTTTACGAAGAGGCACGAGATGTAATAGCGGCCACGACGCGGCAGTATAAAGGCGCAGTGGAAGCGGCGCGTGAGACAACATTCCCTCTTATGCAACAGTATGCTAGGAGTAATTGGGAACACTTTGTGGATACGCTAGAACCCACAGACGCAAAGGTAATACAGGACTTAGTTATAAAGGAAGACGCACTTGGTGCAATTAGTCACGCGCTATCTAAATTTAAATCCGACGAAATGTTGACAGTGTTAACCACGGATGATAAATATGTAGTACGATATAAGGAGCGTGTCTCTGCATGGGATAGTGATGAGCTTCCGGCAGAGGTGAGACGGCGTATCGGTATGCTGAAACTCACAGACGTGCACGTGGTGTTGGAGGGGGTGGGTGTGAAGGTAAGGAACAATGGGTTCGTGATTATGCCACCACCTGAAGGGTTTGGGTTTGATGTGAAGGAGAGCAGTGATGCAGTGCCCAAGTTGTAAAGCTGACCGTACCTACGTAACCACAACGGTGAACTACGCCGCGAATCAGATACTACGTTACAGGAAATGCAACGGGTGTACGCATAGGTTCTCCACTATGGAGGTACTCACTGATGTGCTGCCAAAGCCAACAGGGGCGCACGCCTTAGATTCTCACGCACTACCTAAGTTGAAACCCGCGCTGCCTAAGAAAGACATTGCACTGATAGAAAAGATAAAGGCTGACATACAAAGAAAGGAGTGACCATGCTGCGAGACGGACAGTTCATCAAAGAAGAGCCGCCGAAGATCGGTTCACATTACACACCCAAAGCAGGGCTCTTACCAACACCAGAGGAGAGGCTGGTGCAGGACGTACTGCTAGGGTGCAAGAACCAACCCCAATCATTTTTGTCACGCATATTCGGCGTGATGCTACGAGTGTAAAACCAACTAAGGAGAATAACTATGCAAGCTGCACGACTACTTACCCCTATGCAAGTAATGATGCTGATGAACGCGGCTGGAACAAAGCCACTGGAAGCCAAGAACAAAGCGATTGACGAAGCAATCGAACAGATCAAACAGCAGAGCCCTGAGAAGTTTTTCCACTACAACAAGGACAAGCCTGATCCCGCTATGCGCAACCGTGTATTCCACGATGAGCCGTATTCTTTGTCTATTGGTAAGGACGAATACGCAGAGCACAAAGTGCCCTACTCCCCCGGCAGCAAGCGGACTGAACTATTTAAGGCACGGAGCACGACATGAGATACGAAGTTTACGACGAGGAAGGCAAGCTCTTCCGCAAGTTCTGGTACAGGGAAGAGGCGGAGAAGTTTGTGCAGGGTGGCTGGAAGCTAGTCACTAAGGCTAAGCACAAAGAGGCAAAACCTACAACTGAGACACACGGGGAGGCATTGGTATGAAAGCATTTCCAACACACAGAGAAGAAGGCATGGACTTACGTGATTACTTTGCGGCGAAGGCTATGTCGGTGTTACTTACACACCCGTATATAGAAGAAAGCACCAAAGAAGAAAATGTAGATCATCCCGATTTTGTTTCATATCTAGCTTATCAAGTAGCAGACGCAATGATGAAAGTAAGAGATGAAGCCGCCTGAAATAATTGCCGTTGCGTTCTACATAGCTATCGCCATGTTCAGTTTGTACTACGGAGCGAAGGTCATATCAGACGAGCCGCAGTTGATGTGTGGGGTTGCTGAGATCAGTCCAGACTTTAGCGCAGCGGACAGAGCAAGGTGCAGACAGATGAGGGGGCATAAGTTATGACCAAAGATGACATTATCCGCATGGCGCGGGAAGCTGGAATATCTAAGCCGTGGGATCAGGAGCCTGTGAAATGGGAAACGCTTGGACGCTTTGCCGCCCTTGTGTATACACAAGGGCATAAGGATGGGCTTGATGATTTTGAAGCCGGTGTTCTTCCTGCGGCAATAAAAGCCGAGCGCGAGGCGTGTGCGAAATTTATAGAGCAAGAATATGTAAGGCAATTTGATGAGCCGTGGCGTGACAATTTAGCTAAAGCTATCCGCGCAAGGGGGCAGGGATGAAATATCTACTGATTGTGTTGCTGTTGTCGGGGTGTGGGCAAGAATCGTTAAAAGCCCCTGATGTACAAACTGCGCAAACTGTCCTGATTGGTGAACATGATGGGTGCAGTATTTACTACACACGCACTGCTGGCTCATATCAAAACGTGACTTGGGTGCGCTGCAAGAAGGAACCCAATGTAACAGAGTCCCACCATACTGAAAGCTGCGGCAAAGGATGTACGAGGACTATTAAGACTGTTGTTGTGGAGGAGTTATGACTGACAAACAATCCGAAGCAGTGCGGCTGGCTGATGAGCTGGATAAAACCTTGGACTTTCAAACCCGGGCATGGAGCGCGGCAAAAGAACTACGCCGACTGGATGCGCTGAATGCGGAGTTGGTGGAAGCGTTGAATAACATCATCGAAGAACCGAAAAACACGATGAGCGACAACAAAGCGTTGCGGGAAATAGTTCGGATAACCAAAGCAGCACTCGCCAAAGCGGAGGGGAAATGAATGACAAAGAACTGATGCAGATGGCGCTGGATGCGTTGATTGATGCGGCAGATTCGCAAAACTGGGAGATGCAACAAAACATAGATCAACACGGCGAGTGGTACAGGCGTTCTGTGAATTTAAAACAATCCACAACAAATTCTCAGGCAGCAATCGAAGCACTTCGCGCCCGACTCTCACAATAAGAAAGGAGAGAACAATGACTGACAAACAATCAGAAGCATTGATACGCGCCGAAGAACTTGAACAGATTGGCGCTGAATCCAGCCTTGCACGAGCGATGGCAGCGCACACAATCAGGCTCTTATACAAAGAGAACGAAGCCATCCGCGCCCGACTAGCGCAGCCAGAGCAGGAGCCGGTGGCGTGGGGTGTGCCGAATACTAGGCCGACAGAGAAAGCGCAATTCATGATGCTGCTGCATTCACCGGACGGTTGCCAATATCCAGAGCAGCTAGTTCCGCTCTACACCGCCCCACCACAGCGCGAATGGCAAGGGCTGACGGATGATGAGATCAAAGAGATCGTCGGGCCATGGGGTTCGTTACCTATTGACGGGTACACGCGCAAACTGTTTGACCAGATAGAAGCTAAATTAAAGGACAAGAATCATGAGTGAAATACGTACAGCACGACAGAGCATTATTGATTTCCTTGAACGCAACAAAGAGGTTATGGGTAGCATCGAAGTGGTAGCGACTCAGGACGGGCGCACCATTGACCTGAACAACATGACTGACGAGGAAGCAGCAGAGGCGGCTGACATTCTTATGATCGCGGGCACGCCCACACGTTTGGGCTCACTAGCAAAGGCGAAATGATGGCGACACTAAAAGAACTCGCAGACTATCTGGACGACAACGCACGAAGCGCAATGGATAACGAAGCAGCCACAGCACTGCGTAAGCTGTCGGAACTGTACAAGGTTGCGCACGAGATGGTCATGGCTAAGACCCACGAGCACAGCAAGGCAGCGTATGTCGAGATGATCGACCTTATCAAGGGGAAGCGCAATGACTGAAGTAGTAAGGCGTAAGCGTGCGAAGCCAGCGATGCAGATGCTAAGCGTGCGTATGCCGGAGTACGTTATCAAGTATTTCTTCGATAACTACCCAAATGGCAGTAAGGAAATAAGAAGTTTGTTGGAAGAGTATGTCAATCACAAATTAGGAGCTAACCATGAGAAGAAAGTCTAGAGCAGCAAAGATGACCAAGTACATGCAAGAGAACCCAAACGCACCCGTAGCGGAGCTTATGGAAAAGTTCAAGGCATCAAAGCAATCCATCTACAACACGCGTTACAGAATTCGTAAGCAGCCTAAACAAGAGAACACGATGGTGCTAACTGCCATGGTCACATCGAACACATCGATTACGGACAAGACCGAGTTCATCATGCCTGATCCAGTCAATCACCCTGCGCACTACACCGATGGTGGCATCGAGACAATAGACTTCATTGAAGCGAAGCGGCTCGGCTATCACCTTGGCAATGTTGTGAAATATATTTGCCGTGCTGGTAAGAAAGGCACTAACATGGGGTTGCAAGATTTGCAGAAAGCACGGTGGTATCTTGACCGCGCTATCGAGAAGAACGAGATCAACCCACCTACGAGGTAACCATGCCAGCCACACCAGAGAGCAAAGTTAAGGCCGCAGTCGTCAAGCTGATTAAGCAATACGGAGCATACTATTTCTTTCCAGCTACGCACGGCTACGGTCGCTCTGGTGTGCCTGACATTATCTGCTGCGTTAAAGGCAAGTTCTTAGCCATAGAATGCAAAGCCCAAGGCAAGCAACCCACTGCGCTACAAGACAGAGAGATCAACGCTATACGTACGGCGCAAGGCATAGCTGCTGTGGCTAGGGAGACTAACCTTGACATGATTGAGCAGATACTGAAGGAGCTAACGGATGACAGCAACGAAAAAGGTAGTAGCTAGGCAAGTGCCATGTGACGCAGTATTGCTGGTGGTACAACGCATGGAGTCGCACCCAGAAGAGTTTGCACTCAACAGCACGAGCAAGTGGCATCAGTTTTTATCTGTGGTAAAGAAGCGGGTGGTAGACGGTGACAGAGACGCGCTTATTATCCTAGATGATTTTGAGTGCGACATGATGTGGAACAAGTTCAAGACGGCAGGTAAGAAGTCACTGCATTCGTTTGTCATGGCAAAAATACTAGAGGGGAATGGTGATGAATGAAGATATTAGCGCAGGGGTAAAGATACTACTGGAGCGCGGTAAGACAAACCCAGATGAAATGAAAGAGGAGTTCGGCCAGTGGGCAAACCTACGAGATGCTGTGTTTGAGTACAAGGAGAGCAAGCGGCGCAGTGCATGGTTACGTGGGCTGACGGAGCATGAGATAGACCTGCTATTTGATATGTTCAACACTGTGTACCGCAGCACATTTGATGCGTGGGTTATGAAGACGGTGCTAGGTGCAGAGGAAGAAGACGTGATCGCGCAGCGTGTAGGGGCGTATCAAATGGCGCAGGGTAAACGGATTAGCAACCCTCATATGATTCAAAATTCTATACCGCCCGGCTCGTGGCAAAACGTAGCAACACAGACTTCGAACACATCCGTAATATCCCAGCAGTCTTTAGTTGCTAGGCTTAAACAAGAACTAGGCATCAAATGAAAATAATCGCACTCGACTTCGAGACGTACTACGACAAAGAGTACAGCCTCAGCAAGATAACCACTGAGGAGTACATACGAGATGAACGATTTGAAACCATAGGGGTGGGGGTAAAGGAAGATGGACAGGACGCAGTATGGGTATCGGGTTCCCACGACAAGATCAAGAAGTATCTGGATTCGCTCAACCTTCACGAGCATCTGGTGCTGGCTCATAACGCTATGTTTGATGCCGCTATTCTTAATTGGCGTTTTGACATTCGCCCTCGGGGTTGGCTTGACACGCTTAGCATGGCGCGTGCTCTGCATACCATTGAGGTGGGCGGCTCCCTCGCTGCACTCGCTGCGTATTACAAGCTGGGTGAAAAAGGAACAGAGGTCGTCCAAGCTCTCGGTAAGAGGCGCACGGACTTTACGGCGGTAGACTTAGCTGCGTATGGCGAGTACTGCAAGAACGACTGCGAGCTGACGCTAGAGTTGTTTAAGGTTCTGTCTCAGAACTTTGCCAAGGACGAGCTGAAGCTTATCGACCTGACCATCCGGATGTTCTCGGAGCCCGTGCTGGAGTTGGATGTGAATGCTTTGTTAGACCATATCCACGAGGTGCAGGTTGAGAAGAAGAAACTGCTGGATGCGGTGACGATGGTAGACAAAGATCAGTTGATGTCGAACGATAAGTTGGCAGCAACATTAAAGCTACTAAGGGTCATTCCACCTACGAAGATAAGCCCAGCTACAGGTAAGGAGACCTACGCATTCGCAAAGAGTGATGAGGCGTTCCGCAATTTACTGGAGCACGAAGACCCCAAAATACAAGCGATTGTGGCTGCTAGGCTAGGAGTTAAGTCTACGCTGGAGGAGACCCGCACCCAACGGTTCATTGAGATTGCTGGGCGTGGCACCTTGCCTATCCCCTTGCGTTACTACGCAGCACACACCGGACGCTGGGGCGGGGATGACAAAGTCAACATGCAGAACCTACCCCGTAACTCTCCGTTGAAGGACGCTATCTTAGCCCCAGAAGGTTACATGCTGATTGACGCAGACTCTTCGCAGATCGAAGCGCGGACACTGGCGTGGCTGGCTGAGCAGAACGACTTGGTTGAAGCATTCGACCGGGGTGAGGATGTGTACAAAAAGATGGCCTCAGCTATCTATAACAAGGCCGAGGCGGATATTGACAAGATGGAACGTTTTGTTGGAAAGACCACTATTCTTGGTGCGGGGTACGGCATGGGCGCAGCTAAGTTTCAGAACCAGCTAAAGAACTTCGGGGTGCAGCTACCACTGGAGGAATGCCAGCGCATCGTCAGCGTGTACCGGGAGACTTACCCAATGATCCCTGCACTGTGGCGAGCGGCTGGCGATGCCCTTGGAACTTCCTT